AACAGGCCTGCTTCAAGGCGCCGTCGCGGAGCGCGATCAGATCGACGCGTTGCGCGTCGCACTCAGCGCGGCCGAAGCGGATGCCGTCGCACAGGAACTTTATCTCGGGCTTCGTAATCATTGCGGACCTCCGTATTTGGACCGCTTCGGGCGGAAGCGATCTTCCACCTCGTTCCAGATACGTACGACCATATCCCCAACGTCTTGCACGCAGGCTCGATAGTCGTCATCCGACAGCGCGGCGTAGGTGGCCAGAGCCTTGTTCAGATCGGCCCCGGCGCCGGCTTCGGCAAGGCGGCCGATCTCGTGCAACCACAGAAGATTGGCGTGCAGATCATCGATGCCATAGCCAAACATGATCGGGAACTCACACACCCGAAACGGCGTGCCGACCTTGTTCTTGTCACACTTGGCTTTGACCAGCACGCCGATATCACGCTTGACCTTTTGAATGGTCTTGTCGAGATGCGAGACCACCGCCAGATAGACCACCTGTGACGCATAGAAGTCCAGAGCATGGCCGCCGCTTCGCTTGGTCTTACGGCCGAACGTCACACCAATGTTGTCGCGGATTTGCGAGATAATCATGACGTGCGTCTTGGTCCGTTCCAGCCGGCGCACAAGCTGGCGGAACATGCGCGACATGCCCTTCGCCTTGGCCGTGCCGTAGCTGCCTTTGATCTCACCGGTTTTCTTGTCAATCTTCGGGTCCATTTCGTCACGATCAGACAGCGCATCCAACGAGTCAAGGATGTAGAGGCCCGGCGAACCGCTCTTCTCTTGCGTCGCCAGCGTCTGCATTAAATCCTCGATCATATCCTCTACGGTCTCAATCGGGCCGTTCTCCTCGCCGAACGCCACGCGGTCAAGAGGCAGCCCGAGATTGGCGGCGTAGTCCTTGTCGAACGCGGCCTCAGCCTCGCGATAGTAGATCGGGCCGTCGTAAAGCCGAGCGAAGTTGGCGCAAGCCTCGATCGCCAACAGCGTCTTGCCGGTGCTCTTGTCACCGACGATATTGCTGATGCGGCCGAGGACCCATCCGCCGCCATAGACCGGGCCGACCACGCAATCCAGCAAGCGGCTTCCGGTCGGAATTACCTGCAGATTGCCTTTCGGCGGATCGTAATAAGCGCCGCCAGTATCATCCTCAGCAGCAAAGTCTTGTGACGCCTCTTTCTGCACGTCCTGTAGCCGTACTCGCTTAACCATGCGGGCAAACTCTCCTCAAAAACAATAACGCCCGACCGGAGGGGTGAAGTCCGGCCGGGCGTCGTGCCCCGCAAGGCAAGGCTTCAGCGCGCCTTACGGGCAACCACGCGGCTAGCGCGTGGGTCGCGGGCGTCCGGTGGGGGCGGACGCTGCGGGTCGTGCTGCCGGCGGGCGTGGGGCCGCCCGAGGAGCCGCCGCTGGTGCGGGCCTTGCCGCAGGCCTTGCGGCAGGCGCTGGGCGCGCAGCCGGCCGGGCGGCAGGCGCAGGGGCCGCTTCTTCGGGATCGGCCTCAGCGCCCGCCGAGGCGCGACCGCGAGGTCTTGCGGCAGGTGCCGCAGCCGGGCGGGCGGCCGCCGGCCTCGGAGCCGGACGCTTCGTCGTGGACGGCGGTGCGGGTTCTTCGGACGGCGGTTCCTCGCCGACGTCCGGCTCACCCTCGGGCGCACCCTCGTCGGGATAACCCGTCGCGGGCGCTTCTTCCGCCGGATAGTAGACATTGCCTTCGGCGTCGACGGCCAGGACGTTGCCCTGCTCATCGACCGCATCGCCGACCTCGTTGACCTCGCCCTGCCAGCCGGCGGCTTCCAACGCGGCCAGTTGATCCTCGGTATAAGCCACCGGATCGCCTTCGGCCTCCTCGCCGCCCGTAGGCTGCTGTTCGTCATAAGCCGGTTCTTCATCCACGCCCGGGTCTTGCGGCCCCGGATCGTTGGGGTCCGCGGCCGGCGCCTCGTCATCCTCGTTGACGGCGGCGGCGCGCCGGCCGTTGTAGACATCGGCGATGTAGTCGGCATCGAAGTATTGGAATGTCGTCGGCACCGGGTTGTCGGTGATGTAAGTCAGCCATTTCTCCTGCGTGGCCGGATCATCCGACAGCGGCGTGCTGATGCGCGCGACCTGGATGCCGATGTAACGCGTGTTGAGCATGGTGCCCTCGCGCGTGAATTCCAGATCATAGCCGTTGTCGGGATGATCGATGAGCAAGGCCGCGCCGGTTTTCTTGTCCCGACTGAGGGCGGCGAAATCCTTGTCCATCGTCCACGACATGGGATACAGCTGCGGCCCATCGCTCTCGCGGTCGCGATCGATGATCCAGACGGCGACCTGCCGCTGCAGCTTGACCGCCTTCAGGTCATCCTTGCTGGCGCCGTCCCGTTCCATCTGCGCCCGCGACTCGCAGATAGCGCAGTACTCGCCGCGCATCTTGGCAAGGCAGAGATAGCCGGAATGGTCCGAGCCGATGTCCCGGTGGAACCACATATCGAAGCCGTAGTGGTCCTGCTTGGGGAATTCCTCCATGCTCCAGGTCGGCGGCATGATGCGGATCGTATTGGTCCCCTGCTTGGCGCGATAGACCTTGAAGTTCGTGCTGAACACGGAGTCGAACATGCCGCCCGACTGGGTCGCCCGACGCTGGACGCTCTCGCTGGTGCGCTCGCGATAGACGAAGCCGCTTTTGCCAGCACGCGGCGCCACCCGAGGGGCAGCGGGCGCCGGAGAAGCCGGCCTCGCCGCAGGCCTTGCGGCGGGCGCTGGGCGCGCAGCAGGTCGTGCAGCGGGCGCAGCAGCGGCGGGTCGGGCCGCAGGTCTTGCCGCTGGGCGCGGCGCGGGCCTATTGTTCGGCGGAGCCATTCGTCACCTTCCTCTTGTTGTTAAGTCGCAGCCGATTGATGTAATCGGCCCTGGAACGGAAATAGGCCGAAGCCCCAAACCGCACCAAGACATACACCGCTATCGGCCCCAAGACCGAAGCGGCAATGATCCAGCCTACCGTGCTCATCCCTCACCGCCGGGCCGACGAGCACGCGCAATCGCCGCGCGGTCGTCCGCATAAGCCCGTTCCTCGGCGCCGCGACGAGCACCACCGCCAGCGCTGTTGGCCCAATAGCCCGCATGATAAAGAGCGCACAGGTCCTTGAGCGCATACGACCGCTGCTCGAACGCCTCTTTCAAGGCCTCCCACAGCGCGGCCATGCGCGCCCAATTATCACGAGCTTTGTTCGCCTGGACGACATCCGGGTGCACCGTGATCCGCGCCGTCAAGAGGCTGTCGGTGATCTTCTCCTCGTTATCGCGCGCCATCTGGCGCTCCTGCGCATCGACCCGAGCACGCGTCTCGTCCAACACGTGCTTCGCCCGATCGCGTCGTGAAACGGCAAGGGCGAACTCGCGCGCCGCGTCAGCGTAGTGCTGCGGCTGCTCGATCAACATCGTATCGAGATCGTCGCGGTCGATCTTGAGCTTTTCACGAAAAGCCAGCGTGGGGTCTTCCGCGGAAGCCGGCGCCGCGGGTGCCGCGGCTGGCGCATCAGGTCTCGGGCGTGGGGCCAACTCTGCTCTCCTCAATCAATCTCCGAAACATACCGGAAACATACCCAGCTAATACCGGATTAGCTGAATACCACTCGGCCACAAGCCAGCACCACCGGCGAGACCCCATCGCCCGAGGGAAAGGGCTCGGCGAATTGCGCCAGGATGTTCAGGCCGGCAGCGGCGGTCTTATCGTTCTTGGCGCCGAGAACTACCGACGTCACATAAGCCCGCACCACCTGCCGGATAGACTCGGGGTTCTCGTCCTTGAGGCTCTGGAGCAATTCAGTAACCAAGGGCCATGTAGCGCCCTTGACCAGAACCCGTGCGAGTTCTACGGCACCCGGGCTTTCCGCGGCCGAACGCAGCAAGTCGGCAGCCTCCGCCCGATCGCCGGCGTCAGCGCAGACCGTAAGGTTCGCCAAAGCTTGGCGCACGCCGCCCTCGGCCTCCCTGACACACAGATCGATCACCTGGTCGTCGACCGCGATCTTCTCCAGATCGGCGATCTGCTTGAGATAATCGAATAGCTCGTCCTTAGCCACCGGCTTCAGCGTAAATGAAGCGCACCGACTGACGACTGTCTTCGGCACCTTGGTAGGGTTCGTAGTACAGAGGAACCAGAAACCCCACTCCGGCGGTTCCTCAGTCGTTTTCAGCATAGAGTCCCAGGCATTGCCGGAAAGGCGGTGGCACTCGTCCACGATTACCACCGCCGCAGCGGCGCCATTCAAGGGGCGATACTGCATCATCTGGACCACCGCCCGCATATCATCGACGCCGGTATTCTTGGCAGCATCCACCTCGCGGATGCTGTCCAGCGGGCAGCCCAATTCCATGGCGCATATCCGCGCCAGAGTGGTCTTGCCGGTGCCGGCCGGCCCCGAGAACAGGAAGCTATGGCTTCCGCGCTTGGCGATGATACTTTGCAGGGCCTTGACCGTCGCCGGCTGGCCGATGACTTCACCGAAAGATTGCGGACGATACCGCTTATGCAATGGCTCCACAAAGACCTCCTAGCGCCAAACGAGTTTCTCAAAGATGATCGCCACCCCATAAATCTTGGACAGGTCGGCGGCCTTGGACCCGCGCTGGATCGACCAGGCCTGATAGATGGCGGTAGCCTCAGGGTTCTCCGGCAAGCCCTTGCGCGCGCCATCCTCATCGACGAACATGTCCGCCGGGCGCTGCTCGAAAAGCACCGAGACATGCTCAAGATCGCCTCCGTCAAGCAAAGGCGTAACGACGCGCTTGATATCGTCGTAATTCTCAACGCGGCCCACTTCCCGCACTTCTCGCTGTGCTCCAAGGGCTGGTGGATATACGAATATCTTCATGATGGTTCCTCGCGGCTAGCGTAGAACCAAAGCATACGGGCGCCTTGCAAAAGAAAAGGCTTGGCCGTAGCAAACCAAATCGGCTAAGACGGCAACAGCCGCCGGGGTTAGCGCCCCGGCGGCTGTCGACCTCGAAAGCGAAAGGCACTCGCTTGAAGGTCTTTGCACGGCGCTGAATCTAAGGATTCTCTAAGCCGCGCGCAAGACCAAAAAACGCGATTGCCCAAGCAGCCAAGGCCGGCCATAGCCCGCCCTATGTTTGGGCCGACACCCTGGACTACCCGACCGGGGCTGCAATCGCCGAAGGGCATCGGCAAGGACTGAAAGCTGAAGCCTCAAGGACCACAGGCGTCGTAACAGACTGGCTTGCGGGCGCGAGGAATTGAAGCGAGACGCAGCGTGATAGCTGCAGGTGGCCCGAGGATTGGGAGATTGATCCTCAGTGCTGCCGGCCGTCGTGTCGCCGCAAAGGCGAGCAAGACGCGGTCATAAGGGCGATACGCACGACCCGCCCTCCCTGACAAGACCGCCATCTCCGGTGACTACAATTGTAGTGACATTTTGATCCAGCAGGGCAAAATGTGACCTTGGTCTTGACTGTGATTGCTGCTCTAAAAACGATGGCAATCGACAGACCACAGGGCAAACATAGTTTGCCCTGTGGATTATCGACTGATAATCAAACGTGACACTGATGCTGTGTCTACGCGCACACACGCGCGAAGCCTTAAAGCCACAGCCAGCGCGTTTGGCTTGTGCGCTTACGCGCACAAGCTCAGAGCGGCGCGCAAGGAAGGGCGCGCCGCTCTGATGGGTTTTTCTTTTAAAGAAGAGGTGAAACCATGCCTGACGCCAAACAATGGAATGGTTGTACTTGCGGCAGATACATGACGAGGTTCAAACCCAAGAATGGCTCTTGGACCACTTGGGTATGGGTAGTCAAGCTTTGCCGCTTGCACCCTCAGCAGAACCCGGATGAGGCCAGCACCCGTATGCTTTGATTAAAGCCGGGTTTGTGGGGAGATTGCGTTGTCAGATGAAAGACTAGCCGGCCCCTTGCAAGAGTCGGTGCTGACTCTGCTGTGCTTCGATGATCAGGAAGGGAGAATTGCCGCTGGGCTTGTAACGCCCGATCTATTCGAGGAAACCTACAAGGATGTGGCGACCAGCATCCTTGCCTACCACCAGCAATTTCACAAGGCGCCGGGAAAGTCGCATATCGACGACATCCTTGGCCATGTGCTGGGAGATCCCCAGCACAAGCGTTATGAAATGTACCGGCGGATTGTCGCCGGGTTGTTCGATCTGGCCGAGGGCTTGAACGCGCCTTTCGTCCTATCCAAGGTCAACGAATTCATCCGACAACAGAACCTGAAAAAGACCGTGCTGGCCGCTGCCGAAATGCTGCAGTCCGGCGATGCCAGTGCTGACGAAATCGACAAGGTGCTCTACGACGGTGTGAAATTCCACGCCGACACTCAGGACAGCGGCGTCTTCCTCGGCGACAAAGTACGTGGGATGCGCTTCCTTGAGCATAGCTCTGACGAAATGACCTACAAAGTCGGCATCCCGCAACTTGACCGCCGAGGCATAGGACCGGCTGCCGGTGAAATGCTGCTGTTTGTAGCGCCTCGCAAGCGCGGTAAATCGTGGTGGATGATCCACTGCGGTGTTCAAACTCTGCTGCAGAAAGCGCGCATAGTACACATTACGCTGGAGATGAGCGAGCAGCGCGTGGTACAGCGCTATTATCAAAACATCTTCGCCATCGCCAAGCGCGCGGATAAATACGACCAGACCGTCCTCGAACTCGATGGCACCAAGATGATCGGCTTAAAGCGTGAAGTACGCGAGCCGATCCTTGCGCTTAGCGACAAAGGGCTGGCCGACAAGCTATCCCAGCGAATAGACGAGTGGGGCACACGCCTCAATCGTCTGGTGGTAAAACAATTCCCCACGGGGGCGCTGACACTGGGGCAGCTGGACAGCTATCTCGATGGGCTGGCGCTATCCCACAAATTCATCCCGACCGTTATCATCATTGACTACCCCGATCTCATGAAGCTGGATTCCAAGGAATACCGCTTGTCCCTCGGGCGCCTCTATGAACGGCTGCGCGGTGTTGGTGTCGAGCGAAATGCGGCCATGGTGGTGGCCTCGCAAAGCAGCGCCGATGACTCGCGAGTAGCCGAGGACATCAGCAAGATTGCCACCGCCGACAACGTTATTCACTATAAACAAACCAATGACGAGCGAGTG